CTGATCCTCCCTGCTGATTGATGAGATCTGCGGCGAAGTCGTACCTGTTGCTGTCGCCTTGTGTAATTTCTGCTACTGCATCTGCAAGGCCGGTGTCTGCCCCACCCCTACCCTGCCAAGCTGCGAAGCCCTTCTGACCCAGATCGTTCAGGGTCTTGGACAGCGCACCAGTGGCCTGTTGGCTAGCTGCGAATTCCTGGGCCTGACCTGCGGCCGCTGCGGAGCTGGAGTTACTGGGCCGGTTGAGCTGGAGTAGGGACTTCAATAGTTCCTCACTCCGCTTCCCACTGAAGTCAGCCTGGGAGTAGAAGTTGTCCATCGAGGCGCTAGCCTTCTCCTTGCTCACTCCCCCACCCGGCATGAGTAGCCGCATGAAGGGGGAGCCATCTGCCCCTGCAAACTCAAAGTCGTTGATGAGAGCTCGCAGTGCTGCGCGGTCCCCCTTCGCCTCGTTCATGGCGTCGAGTTCCGCCCTGTTCTTCGCGGCGGTTACGGGATCGACCGCCCCCTTCTTCTTGCCGAACAGCCCACTTACGAATGACGCCGCAATCGGAATCAAGTAGGGTGCTGCTATTGCTAGTGGTCCAGGCATTATGCCTCCTTGTTGAGCTCATACCAGTCCGGCCGTAGGAGCCGGAGATGAGCGATGTCGTAGACGTTCTTGTCCATCCAGTAGGAAGCCTTCTTCGTGGATTCCCAGGTGAAGCCCCGCTCCCGTAGGAAGTGGAGTCCGCCCTTGTTGATCTTCAAGATGTCCACTTGGACGCGATACGATCCGTTGGCGTAGATCACGCCGAGGAGGTAGTTGAGGACCGCTGAGCCTAAGCCTTGCTCTCGCTTGGTGGGCGATACGAACAAGTACAGGTCGGCTAGCTTTTGGTCTGGGTGCAAGTCTACCGCTGCAAATCCCGCGGGGGCATCCTCAAGATAGATCCCTATGACACCGAAATCGTTCTCTAGATGGTCGCGCTCGAACAGGCCGAGCAGCCCCTCGATGGCGTTGGCTTGGCCGTTGTAGCCCTTGCCAAAGCCCTGTTGTCGGTTCTCTACTTCGTCTTCCAGCCACTTCTCTTCTGCTGCCATCTGTGCCACTTCGCGTGTCACTGGGCCAAGTGTGAGTCCCTTGTACTCGCTGACCTCTATCATAGGTTCTCCTAGATTGGGGTGTAAAGCGCCCCGTAAAACGATACGGTATCCGCGTAGGTATAGGCGGCATTGTTCCTAGAAAAGTTCACTCGGTACTGGATGTAGTCCACAGCGGAGAGAGTGGCAGCCGCTTCTGGGAGGTCCACCCACAGTAGCTTGTCCGCTACCTTGGAGCTGATGTCCACTGCAAAGGTTTCATTCCACTGAATAGTGGGGCTTGTCAGAAGGTCTTCTGCGACGTACCCGTACCCTGAAGTGATGATTCTCATGACATCCGCTATCCCTCCAGGGGACCCCCCATCCACATTGAGGGAGTAAAACAGCCGGGTATTGATCCGGGTTTCGTCGGTCCAGATCCCTCTGGGTACACCTGAGTGCCATAGAAAGACGGCCGCAGATCCAGTCCCTATGTCGATACCTGCCAGCCGGGAGGAGCCCAAACCGTAGTTCCATTCCGCTGGAGCAGAGATGTTGGGGGAGAATGCATAGCTCTCTGCGGGTACCCAATAGCCCTCTACCTGGGTGGTGAGAGTACCTAGGTGGGCCGCATTTATCCACGATCCACCCTCTCCAGCGGAGGAGTTGTATAGCCTAGTTGGGCGCCCGAACTGGTCCAGAGCCTGGCTCAAACGCATCCCAGACTCCATTGTAGCCTTCGCGCTACCCCCTCCACGGAGGGCATCCCAGAGGCGCTTGACCTCATCCTCGGCCCAATCCATGTTCTCTTCCAGCTTCTCACTTCGAGGGCGGGGCTTGAGAAAGGAGTGGCGCCGGGCCATCTCAGGGTCTTGAAACCCCTGCTGCCGGGTCCCCTGGTAGGGGTTCCGCCTGCGTGTATCTTGCGGTCTAGGCATTATCGACTAGCCTTCGGAGAGCCAAGAGAGACCGGTGGAGAAGTCCAACCAGGACCACCAGCGGGTGTAGTTGGTGCCGATCCGGGGTGTTCTGCCTTCTCCCGGCCCAGGTTCTGCCAGCCTACGGAGTATTCAAACAGCCGGAAATTGTCGCCATGCTTGTCTGGATCGAAGATGATTTCGGCCTCAATTTCGGAGCCAATCAGCCCATATACGTGCCGAATCTGGTTCGAATAGACCGCTCCACCACCTACTGTGAGGGTGGATGCGGAGCCTGTAGTTGCTGCATCTAGGTAGATCTTGGAGGTCAATGGGCTGTTCGTAGAGCCCGAATCAATGCCCTGTTCGTCCACCAGATAGTCCACATACAGGAATCTCTTGGAGTTGTAGGGCCCCAATTGGCCGATGATGGGCCGGAACTTGGTCTTGGAGTTGATCTTCATGCTGTTCATCAGCGAGGTGTTTGGCGTGAACAGCAGGGGGTGGTGAGTGGAGAACCCCAATTCTAGGCCATCGTCATGGGACATTAGAGCCCCAATCAGGCCATTACCGGTGGATAGGGTAGTGGCATCATCTGCCCAGGTGTCGTAGATTGAGAGGTTCGCTCGCTGAATCAGGCCAAAGTGGTAGGAGTACATCCCAATCCACCGGGCTCGGATCACATCCAGCATACAAGTGATCTCGTTGTTGGACACTTCTGTCACATCCGAGGTGTCATAGATGACGTTCGGGAAGTCCCCCTGACATCCGAAGTAGAGCACTTGGGAGACCTGATCGTAGTTCATCGTTACCGACCAGCCGTAGGGCCTACCGAAGTAGGGCCAGGAGTCGTCAGCGTCGATGTTGAAGATGTCCTGCCGACCCTCTAGAAGAGGGGCAATCGCTGCGGAGACCTTCTGTACGTTCCCTTGCAAGTAGCGGTAGACTCCCCTGTTCCAGTAGAAGAACACTCCGAAGTCGGTAGCTGCCACTGCGTTCGGGTGAGGGGTTCCCACGCCGGTATCTGAATCTTCTACCGTGATCTCAACGAAGCTGATCTCCTCCGGGGTACGCCCGGACATCAGGTAGAGATGGTTGTTCTTGAAGACTAGGAGGCCGGTCTTGTCTCGTACCAGACAGGTCACTTCGTCCCCATCGTCGCCGTAGACGTTGGCCCAGTTGCCGTCCCACCACCAGGATTCCGGGTTGTTGATGTCGGACCAGAATAGGGTGGTTCGCGCTGCACCGTCTACATCTGGGCGAGTCCCGAGGCCCCACAGCCGGTCATAGTAGACTACCGGGCTGAAGAGGTCATAAGGCGGAAGATCACCATGTGCCCAGGGGAGGTCCCCGAGCTCGTCATCCGGGATCTTGTCGTCGTAGGAGAGGGTGTCTCCAGGGCTGGCCCCTTCCTGTGAGGCCTTGAGCCTCTTCAGGAAGAAGGGGGAGAAGTCATTGTTCAGTGACCGGTAGAGGTAGACGATACCAGTCCCGGTAGCCGGGCCGGAAGGAATGGATCGAACCTCGGAGTAGTAGTTGTTGCGGATGTTGACAGGGCCGATTCCACCAGCCGGGGTTGATAGCCCACTTTCCTCACCATCCTCATTGATGTAGGATACCCAGTATTTGTAGCGACCTCTGGGTGGGCTGTTGTTCTCCTTGATTGTAGACTCGGTAGCGGTCATCGCCGAGGCGTCTAGCCGTTCGAGGCCGATCACCCCCACAGACGTGGGATCGTCGACATCCAGTGAGAAGGCGGTGCCAGAGTAGCCGTTGAAGAAGTAGGCCTTGCCGTTCATGGTGGCTGACTTCCAGATCCCCGTAGGTCCTATCTTGGACTGAGACAGGGAGCCCACCGTGTTGACTAGCTCCATCCCCATCCCCATTCCCAGCACCCCGTAGGTGAGGTTCTGGTCGCGTACAGGTGCGGAAGGAAAGTAGTGGTAGAGAGTGGTCGTGCCTATTACAGTAGTTGAGTCAGAGGCCCAAGCCACCTGATTCGTGAGCCAGTTCTGGTTGGAGTCCCAATACTGCTTGGAGTAGGTTGTGCCGTAGTACAGGCGGTGCGAGAAGAAGGGGGTTTCTAACCCCTCTATGAAGGCGCCCGCCTTGTTGTAGCCGGTCTTGGTCAGGTACCATTCGTCATTCTGGTTGACTGGGCTGTAGTCCCTGTCGTAGAGGAGGAACTGTGAAGAGGTGTTAGCCGGGAACGTGCTGTCCGGGAAAGCTGAGCCATGGGACACTGAATACTGGTTGGAGGGCTCGTAATCCACGAAGGTATTGACCCCAAAGACCATCGAGCCGGTTTCCCCTGTCACGGTATGGGTGAACAGAAGGGTGGCCGTTTGGAGGGTAGTGGTGAATACTGTGGGCATGTTCAGGGTGAACTGCCCCGTCCCATGGGCCCCCACTGTACCGGTGCCTGAGTCCAGGCTCACGGTCATGGGGTAGTCGTCCCGCTGCTCCCCCATCAGGAAGATGATGTCCCCGTAGTAGAATCTCTGGTCTACCCCACCCTTGGCGCTCACGGAGATCGTGCTACCCCACGGGTAGGTCATCTGCCGGGATGTGGTAGCTGCCTTGGTGAGCCAGTAGAAGTTGGTAGTATCGTAGGCACCAGCTTCGGCCACGTTGTCAGCGACTACGATTGTGTCCGACGCGCCCTCATCCCCGTCCTTCAGCTTGGCAATCAAGCTGAGCCCAGGGTAGCGGCCGGAACCTGTGTCGCCCCACAACTGGCCGTCTGAGCCAATGTCACCTTTGAAGGCGAACGGGACCGCACCCAGGCACTGTCGGAGAGCTCCTTCGGAGAGGAGGTCCAGCTGGGTGTTGTACATCTCGGCAGGGGCGCCGGGCACAGCGTATCGCTGATCCCGGATAACCCATCCGCGAGAGAAGTCTAGCCTGGAGGTGAAGACGCGGTTCGACATTACTGGTATCTCCGGGGCGTCCGGTTGATCCAGCCAGTTGCGCGGTTGTTCCAATACTTCCTTCGGGACATCCGGCCAGCACAGGGGATCTGGTAGTCCTGGTGCGGCAGGGGCTCCATCGGTACTTGGAGCAGGCGGATGAGTAGCATCTCACTCTGGCGCTTCAGATCTACGATGCTCAGGTCCTTCTGGAGCCGTAGGTAGATCGCGCAGAGGTTGACGTACACCTGATCGAACTTCATCGGGAACGGGGCTGAGTCAGCATCGGCCCAGTCCTGGTAGCCGTAGGAAACCACCATGATGGAGCTAGAACCGGCCGTGTTGGGGGGTTGCCCTATCCATAGCTGCTGGCCTTCCCCTGAACTGCCGGGTACGGCCGTCAGGGTGTAGTAGAGCGGGTCTGCGATGCTCATGGAGTTCGCACCCCACAGGATCTCAGCCAGGAACTCCCAGTCAGCAGGCTTGAGGACAGTGTGTGTTCCACCGGCCGAGAGGTCGTCCCCCTCGTCGGAGATGTGCACAGCCTCGATGTCCGACCCCACCTGGGTGGTGCCCCACAAGAAGGTCGTCACCGGGTTGGTGATGGCCGAGTCGTGGTAGGTGATGAACCGGGCGCTGGGGTGCCGCTTGTGGATCAGGGTCGACATGAGCTCAGCATACGCCGCGTCAGCAGCGTAGGCTGTCTCAGTCGAAGTCCAGAGGGAAGTGTCGGTTCCTTCGGAGTCACCCGCTAGGATCAGGGCTTCCGTCTGGAGTTGGGTCTTCGTTCGTGTCCGGAGATCCAGACTCATTTTGTTTCATCTCCTCGATTACGCGTTGCGGGGGCGGGGGGAAGTACGTGTGACTTCCGATGTGCCCAACATGGCATCCAAAGTGGACGGACGGCCGGTAGCCTGCGATCTGGAGCTTCTTCATAAAGGAGGAGTCCTCCCCGAAGAAGAGGTACTGGCCCTTGCCGGCTGCTACGTCCGGCACCCAGGCAGGTTGGAATAGGGGGGCCTTGAGCTTCTTGAAGCAGTCCCCCCGCATGAGGGTGAAAGCTAGGCCAGTCACATCCACAGGGTGGATTGGATTTTCCTCATCCTCGATATAGCGCAGGCACCGCTCTTGGACCTTGGCTGCTACCTTCCAGCCGGTCTTGCCTTCGCGCCAGTTCACACAGAAGTTGTTGCTGCCATCCCGTCGAACTGCCAGAGCGGAGATCAGACCCATTTCGGGGTCCGCCTCCAACGCTGCATGGAGCATGTGGAAATGCTGGGGATGGAATACCATGTCGCTGTCGACCCAGAGTACGAAATCCTCGTTTTGAACTCGTGCGGCCAACATCGTCCGGGCTACTGCAACTTCGGCTACGCCGATCATGTCACACATAAATGGGATCTGACCGCGCAGCTGTAGGAGGCTGTTGACGGTTTGCACGTCGAAGCCTTTGTACGCTGGGATACAGACCCGCAGTGATCGTTCCTTCTTTTCCTCGATCTTGGGATCGCTTTCGCTCATTGTATCGGGTTTCTCCATAATTGCGTGATGGGCAATTAGTGAAAAGTGGGGTACCCCCCCGAAGGGGGGTACCCTACAGTGTTTACGGACTGATCGCGTTCTTGCGAAGCGACAGCCACATCTTCGAGTTGGTGAAGCTCGTAGTGCCTCCACCGTAGGTGAAGACGAACCTACCCAGGGCATTGGTAGCTTTGCCACCCTGGATAATCATCACCGGCCAGAACTCGGCAACTTCACCGTCAGTTCCGGTGGCTACTGCCGAGGCTCCCGTGGGGCTGTTGGCAGCCGCAGGGGAGGGAATCCAAGAGGTTCCACCATCGGGCGACAGCTCAAGGGCCGCGGTCACAGTCAGGGAAGCCGCATCTCCCGATGCGGTTCCAACGACAGCGACGAAGCCAACCTGATCTGCGTCCGAGAAGGAGAACTGCTCGGAGGTTGCTAGGGTTGCGGAATTGCAGGTGATGGCGTTGATGTCTGCCTTGGCTGCAGTCCGTAGATAACGAAGGACGTTCATTCTGTACTCCTTACGATTTGGTGTTGGTTTTCAAACGCTTCCGAAAGGCCTCGTAGAACTCCTCTTCCTGGATTTGGTGCTTCTTGCTCGTCTTATGACCGTTGACCGCCTGAGCAGTCTGTAGTGACTGGTCACAGAGTTTGCAGTAGAAGCCCTTCTCGCCTTCGGGTTCGAAGATCTCAATTGAGAGACCAGTCTCCGTCTCCTTCTCTTTGGCAGCGATGAACTCAACGCCGTACTTAGGATGCGTGGTCAGGAAGTCGATGACCTCCTGTTCAGACATATTGATGTCCTTTGCACCTGCTTCCGTATCGTAAAAGCCTTGTGCCTTCCCTGCCTCGGACCCTTCCGAGACTGTTGGCAAGCCCGGAGCGTGGATGCTAGCTCCCGGTGCGAACTGGAGGAACTTGATCCACTTGGGCTTGTTGATTCGAGGAACTGTACCTTGAGTAGTCTTGACAAAGTCCTCGAAGCCTGGAACGATTAGAAGTGTCGGGGACTTTCCCCTTGAAAGAAAAATCATGAAAGCTCCTTACGCAGCGTTCGTGATTCGCCCGTGGGTTTCCTCGAAGGCGCGGAAAAGGCCGAACTCAGTGATGTACTCGTCCTTTCGTGCGTCCTTGTCGTTGGCCTGGATGTTGGTCTTCAGCTTGGTATCGCGGCCCTTGAGGAACCGGTAGCCCAGGTTGTCCATATCCAGTACGAAGCCATACTTGCCGTGCGTGGTGCCTTCGAGCAAGTTGTGCTTCGTGACCATGAGGACCCCGTGAGGAGTCAGAAGTCGAACGATGTCGATACCGAAGGTGTCGTCCTTGGGCACCATCTCAAGGTACTTGATCGCCTCAAGACTGATGTTGGTAACAACACTACGGGCCGCCAGGAACAACTTCTTTTCGCTGCCGTAGCGGAACACGTCTTCGCAGAAATTGAAGAACGTGACCATGTTGAAAATTCCGCCGAAGTCGGAGTCGTTCGTTCCGCCATCAGCAATGAATGCGTTGATGCCCCCACTGGACCGAACTGCGGCACCAACGGAGCCATCAGAGAGTGTGTTGGAGGTACCGCGAGAGCCGAACAACAGGACGTTTTCGATCTCTACGGAATGCTCCGCAGCCTTCTTCCGGGCCTGATAGCTCAGGTCGGCCTCACCGTAGAGGTCAGTTGCGAGCTCGGTGTTGGTGAACTCGAACGGAGACCGCTTGATCTCGGTGTAGTTGTAGTCGAAGACCTTCTTCGTGGTCCGGCCGTTCTCAGAGGTCGCGCCTTCGTGCGCCATTCCGCCGAGGAGGGTCAGACTGTCATTGTCCAGTAGAGCCGCGGCAGAACTAGCGCCCCAGCCTCTGGTGACGGTGACGGTGTTGCCAGAAGCGGACATGGTGGTTACGCGCATCACCTCGCCAGTCCGCTGTACCTGGACCAGAGAGTTGGTGCCGTAGTACCCACCGTTGTCAACCGTGATAACGGTTGCAGTGGACCACGTTCCGCCCGACATGTTGACCGCATCGAGGGTCGGGATATGCTGATCCGTGGACCACTCGAACTTGGAGTTTGCTACAGCCTTCTTACTGATCTTGCTGGTGAGAAGGGCCAACTGCGCCCGATTGGGTTCCAACAGGTGGACGGCGTCGTCCATCTCGATAATCATTGACTGCGTCGAGATGGCGTAACCCGTGGTTCCGCCTGCTGACCTCATCGGTGATAGAATAGTAGGTGCTGCCATTATTTCCTCCGAACGGAGGTCTACCGCATGAACTCGATAGCCTGTGAAGGCCTACCGGCCCCTAGGATGTCAGCTTTCACTGAATCCTCTTGGGTCCCCTCCGCTTTAGGGGTGATTAGTTTTTGCCCACGCTTGGTTGCGCGAGTTTGTCGTCTGGTTGTAAGCGGTGCCGGTCCTTTCTTTTCATCAGGCCGTCCTTCTTGGAGCTGGTCATCGGCCCTTTGAACTGCGCGAGATACTGCTAGGGTTGCTGTGACGATACCTTGTGGGCTCTTTGCGAGTTCGGGATTGATTTCGAGATACTGGTACAGCATACTACCTTCTCGTTTCTCATCCGCTTCTCGCACGATTGCGGCCTCTAGGCCACCCATGTTGTACGCCGCCTGCAAACCTGTAGCGAGTTGTGCGCTAAGTGCGTGGCGATTCGCTTCCTCGTCGCTGCCCTCCTTGATGTCCTGGACCTGCTCTTTGATCCCGCCAATTTCCTTGTTGATAAGGGCTTTGGCCTCAAGGGTAACAAGCGCCTTCATTGTGGTACCGATGGTCTTCGGGTCCGAGAAGCCCTGGGCTAGTGCAGCCTGGACAGCCGGATCGGAGTAGTCGATCCCACCCTCTTCCTCCACAACCTGCTTCTCAGGCGCGGGGCGCCCGACCGGAGCTGGCTGGGGAGTGTACGATTTCAACTGGCCTTCTAGAGCAGCCAGCCGTTGCTTCAAAGCTTCGTTCTCAGAGTCGACTGGCTTCGCAGCCGGTTGCTCTGCATATTCGCTTCTGACACGGGAGAGAACTTCGTCGTACTCAGCCGGGTCCTCTTCTTCTTCTTCGGTTGCCTCTTCGCCCTCTACCGGTGTAGACGTTTGACCGTCTCTGGCAGGCGTATGTGTCGGCGTCAAACCCTCGTCGGGATCGGGGCCCGTCTCTTCCTGTGCGTCTGGATCGGGGTCTACAAAGTCGGCGTCTTTCTCGACGATGCCCTCTTCGAAGGGCAAACCGAATTCTTGTAGGTTCCCTTTCCTCTCCACTTGGAGCGGATTATCTGGCATTAGCTATCGTCCTTTTCCTGGGCTTCTTGCGCCACCTCGATCTGCTCCTGAATCACTGCTGCATCTAGGTTCAAGATGTCGAGGATGTACGAGCCTTCGCTCACACGCGCCTGTAGTTGAGCTACAGCACCCACGTTGTTGGGGTCTACCATCACTAGGTGTTCCGCGGCTTTTCGCGCACGGGCTTCGATCAAGACTTTGAAGGCCTCACCACCGGGGGACTGCTTGATCTCCGAGATGGCTTTGAACTCATCCAGCCCAATGGCTGTACCTTCGGGTACTTCGGCAAAAAGGTCGATCATCCCTGTATGTCTCCTTCACTTGGCGTCTGCGCTCCTAGCTGTGCCGCTTGCATTTCGGCTTCTGAGCCTGCGACACCGGCCTCCCCCTGCGGGGCCTGTTCTGCTGCTAGTTCCGCAGCCTGTTGTTGCTCTATGACTTGTCGCCCCTGCTGGATCAATCCAGAGGCGTCGTCGAAGCCGAACGATTCGGCCATGTCGAGCATGATTCGCTCCATCAGGGGATGCTGGAGCGGAATTCCAATTGAACCAAACGTCTGTATTGCTGCATTGGCCCGTTGCAGTTTGACCTGCCGTGACTCGGGCTCGGTGGTTGATACGTCGATCTTGATGTCCATGTCCAGACCGGTGCGGTTCGCCAGGTCCTCTGGGGTGATGGTCTCGAAGGAGTCCTCCTCGAACATCCCACCGGTGATCCTGACCTGCTTATCCGTGTCCATGTAGATCTCGTTGAGCAGCGTGACCAGATACCCCCACTCGTTGAGGGGGCCATCGGTCAGCAGCTTGAACATCAGGCCCGCTCGGGACCCGGAGGCTTGTGCCAGCAGGTTGGCTTCAGTAGCCGTCCCTCCTGTGAGGTTGGAAGCGAGTCCCTGGAAAGTGTCGGTAGCCCCACCAGCCCGTTGTGCCCACATCCGGATCTCGTCCGTCTCGCGGTGGAGAGAAAAATCCATCGGTGCGGTCTGGAGTTCCTCAATGTCACGCATGTCGTCAACATAGAGTGCCCCTCCTGGGCGGAACCGAAGTTGCTGGGCAGAGATGTTGGACGTTCGGAGGATCTTGAACATCCGATGGGCTGCATAAAGCAGGTTGTCCATCCGTGAGCTATGGAGGATGTTGAGCTCGATAGCCAGTGAGTATAGAACCTCCGCAAGAGAGATGCCATAGAACTCCTTGGGCAGCGGGATCGGGCAGAACTTGATGAAGGGCTTGCGGCCCAGGGGGTTCATCCGGTACTGGATGGGCTCCAGTTGCTCGTTCTCCTTGACTACGGAGACGATCTTGCCGTCATACCAGCACTCTAGCTCGGTGATCTCCCGTTTGTGGTCGTCGATGCCCAGCAGAAGGTCGCCGAAGGTGGATTTCCGGTTGTCGGCCAGGGTATCGGCCGGGTTCTCGGCCATATTGCCGGTCTTGCTCCAGTCTAGGAGGGCCCGGACAGCCTTCTCGTCGTAGATCTCTTCGCCAGCCTGCAATGAGGCGACGATTGACTCAAGGTTCACCTTCCGCTTGTGGATGACCCACGCGCAGGAGTCAATATCCCAACCATCGGGGTCCGGGATGATCTCATCCAGGTCCATGAGGTCAACCCAGGGGTCATCCCACACTATCATCGGCTGGGTAACGACACTGTTCTCTTCTGTGAACTGCCCTGGGATCTCTAGGAGCCCATCGAGCATGGTCTTGGGCGTTTGTTCGATCACTCGGGCCAGACGGTTGCGAACTTCCTTGCGGTAGGACAGTTTCCAGATCGCGGTGCCGTAGATCTTCGCATTCTTCACGTAGTCCACGAGATGGAGAGGCATCTTGAGTGCATCCCACCCGTAGTCCACCAAGAGGCGGTGTTTACCAGCCCGGCCGCGATCTTCCTCGTTGCGGGGCCACACGTTGATCTCAGGCTTGTTAGCCGCCAGCCGGGGCATGTAGCTCTCGATGTCCGCGAAGACCAGAGGGATGCCGAGCTCCGACATCTCGCCGTCCATCGGCATCTCGTAGTACGTGCGGTAGGCCTCGTAGTTCGTGTCCCACTGCGGTTGCCGGTTCTTCACCGGGTCCCAGCCGCGCTTGTAGTTGTCAAAGACTACCTTCGCCTGCTCCTTCGCAGGGAGCAGCTCATCGGTCCAATCCATTACGCTTGCGGCTTTGTTGTCTGGCATTTACGAAATCCCCAAGATTTTAGGTCGCCCTGTCCGTGGATCTTTCTTCGTGAAGTCTGACTTCTGCTTACGCATCGCCAATGCTCTTGACTGGGCGTATCCGTACCGCTCGTAGTTGTTTTCGACTGACATGTCTTCTGGGTCTCTCCAGGTGTCGGACAAATAGCGCGGTCGGGCGGTCAGCATATATCGTAGGGCGTCAGGCAAGTGGTCGTCCTTTTTTCTGGGCTTGTCGGGCTGGTCCAAGTCTGTCCTGTTATTCACTTCCATGAACTGGTAGTTTTCCAGGCTTCGGATCAGTTTCTCGCACTTGACGCTGATGTAGAGCTTCGGGTGTGTCGTACTGTCCTGTAGTGTTGCTCTCAAATACTGGCTCACCAAGGAGATGCCGGGCATTACGTCATCGTCGGCTTGTCGGGCGTAGATTCCGTTGGCGCGGTAGACTCTGATTGGGGCGTTGATCTCGGCGTCCCTGGTGTTACCAAATCGTCGCGCCGCGTCGGGCGAGATGTAGGTTTGATAAACTGGCTCGGGACTCTTGGCTGTGATGTTCTGTGCATGGTCCTCGTGAATCGTGTTGGCCTCTTCGTACTCTCGGAAGATCCAGACGTTGTTATGTTCGTCGACTTTGCCCCAGACACAAGCCGTTGGAAGGCGGAATCCGATGTCGATTCCCCGGTTGACTGTCCAATTTGCTTGGACGGGCTGTTTCTCGGGGTCAAAGAGTTGTCCGCCATCTTCGACGAGTTTGGCTTTGAAGTCGGGGTAGATGAGTCCGCCGAAGTCTTCGAAACTGGCTTCGTACTCTCGTCGCCAGATGATCTCGGGCGTCTGGGCCTTTTTGGTCTCAAGCCAGTCTTGGTTGACGAAAGGGTTGTCGGCTGTTTTGAAGGTTGAAGCAGCCCAGCCCTTTCCAGCTGTATCATCGTTGAAAGCTCTGAGGAAGTAGTCATAGAACCAGTTCTTCCCGCGGGGGGTAGAGATGAACAGTGCCCGACCTTCTCGGTCGATGGTCGTTGGCTCCAAATTCTCCAGCCAGATCATCTCTGAGCAGCGAGCGCATTCGTCGAATACCAGTAGGTCTAGTTGCTCCCCGATGAGGGAGTCCGGCGCCTCGGCAGACTTGCCTCGGACCATCGACCCCCAAGCCATCTCAATGTATCGGTTATCACGAGTCTTACTCGCCTTGACAACGGCACCGGGTCCGAAGCAATTGTCGAGTACAACCCACTTGTATACCCACTCAAATACTCGGTCGGTAAGCTCGTAGTTAGGAGCGACGATCCAAATTTTCCTGTCCGGAAGACCAAGCTCCGCCGTGATCTCAGCGGAAGCGCCAATAGTTTTTCCAGTCCGTCTTCCCCAGTCGAGTACATTGTACCTCCACTCATCGAAGTGCAACTGCGCCTGTCCAGGGTGCTGCTTGACCCCGTCGAGGTAGCTGATCTCTTGACCCCTGATCCGAACCTTCAGGTTCGAGAAGAGGGTCTGCTTGTAGAGATTTAGTTGGACTCGGTTTGTGTAGTCGAAGGTTTCAGCCAAAACGCTTCCTCTAGGATCATGTTCTGCTTCTTGTCACCGAGTCCTGCGAAGCCCCCAAGCAACTTCTCGAAGTGGCTCTGGACCTGATTGTGTTCCAGGCCGTAGGGGTCAACTTCCTGTCGGATCTCGCCCAGGCAAGAGCGGATCTCACCGGCCAGTTTGACCATCTCATTGGAGACTGTGGACAGCCGGAAGTGGAGCATGAGTTTCTCCGCCACTTCGATCAGCGCGTCCAGCCGGGAGCCGCGGTGGGAGTACATCTTTTCCTTCGCCTCTTCCCGTACCTGCTCCAGCGCCTGCTCGTACTCCTTCAGCCCCTGCAAGCTCTTGCAGTAGGTGTACATCGTCTGCGGCCGGTACTCCTCCGCGTCCTCGTACTTTTCAATGATGTAGTCGTAGCTGGCGTTGATCTTGTAGCCGCGAGCTCGCCGGAGATTGAACTCCAGGCGCATCGCGTCGGACCACCCGGCCAACCGGCCGCTGTATTTGTCAGCCATTATATATCTACCCCTTCATGGACAAAGGCTTTCCAGCTTTCTCGGGTACCGGCGTGAGATTGAAGTTCCGTCAAAGCCTCAATTACGTCATCGAATCTCTGCTCCCCCAAAGCTACCGCTGCTTTCTGGGAAAGCTCCTGGGCGCGGTTAAGGGGCACCAGCTTCTTGTGCTCATCGGCGTACTTCTTCATCAAGTCAAATACGTGGGCTTCGAATTCATCGTAGGTGTCGAAGGCCTTCACTCCTCTACCCCAGCCTTCTCTTGAGTAGAAGTCGAAGTTGGCCGCTAGGTTCTCCGTGAACTCTCGCTTGAATCCGTACTTGCTTTTCAACCATCGAAGCGCCTTCTCAACCTTTGGCACTGCGAAGTCGTACCCACCATCTAAGTCGAAAGTGTTGGAGTCACTCAGCCGGTGGATGATGTCTCCCACATGCTCTAGCGCGGGCTGCATCACTCCCCCGCCCATTTGCCAAGTAGCCTCGTTCATCGCACTTTCCGGGGCCCCTCGCTGTAAGTCCCCTACTTCCAAGAACCGCGCTCGGGAGACCGGTGCCTCCAGCTTTGCCCAGGCCTGCCGGATTCCCAGGGGGACGTTGTCCACATACATGGAGAGAGATTCTTGGTCCCCGATCTGTTCGGCATTCTCTCGGAGCTCCCGGTAGATTGGGTCCACGTTCTTCTCGAACTGCTTGAGCTCGGCGGACTTGAACTTCTCCGGCGCAGTCTTCTTTACGGGGTCTGCTATAACCCGCGCTTCTGGGATGTCCCGTCCGCGGGTCAATCGGCCGAGGGCGTTCTTAGCCTTCCCACCTCGCACCCCCCATTCAGCGGTGTACTCTTCCAAGTTCCAGTGCGCCTTGTCGAGCTCGTAGATGGGATCTCCGTCTACACCTGGCTTGTACCCGACCTTCTTTCCCCATGCGGTTATTACGTCGTGATCTACGGGCCACTCGAACATATCGTCTTCGTAGTCCCCGAAGCCGAGGTCATGGGTTCTGGAGCGGGGGTAGTGGGTAGGCTCTAGCCCCATCTGGCGAAGAACACTACCTTGCACCCGAATGACTCTACCTTGGGGGGCATTGCCAACCATCCGGTGCATGATGCCGAAATTCGTATACTCCTGGCTCTTGTGCCTCCGTACTTTGCCGTCCCAGAAATCTATCTTGTCTTGCAAAACCCTTTTCTCAATTGCAACATCTGGGCCCATCGCATCCAGTAGTTCTCTCTGCTCCGCGCCCGTGTAGTTCTCGCGCCCGATGATTGGCTCGTCTAGCTTGCCGGTTCCGAGGATCTCGGGCCGAGTTGTCAGGAAGTTCCGGTGGCCCTGGGCCTTTTCGAAGACCTGGCCCGACGGGTACTCCAACTCGTCGTAGCCGATGTCCATGCGGAGGCGGTTGATGAGATTTCTTCCCACCTTTCCCTTCGCGGCGATGGGTCCAATTTCAGCTCCGAGCGCGGAGTCCATCGAATTCATAAAGAGGTCGGGGTTCTTATCTGTTGCACGAATAGAGCCAGAGGGATTCAGTAGTTTCCCCCGCAGTTCATTGTGGGGGTTGTGCACCCTTAGCATTACCCGCTCGACTGCCTCATCATCAAGGCCGAGTCCCCTGAGGGCATTGGGCAAAGCATTGTACATGGCCTTGGCCTGAACCGGCGTCAGTTCGGTCACGTCGGTGACGTAGGGGATCGAGCCCGCTGGCGCACTGAATTGGCTGAGCTGTGCAGCGTCATCAGGGTTCGCCGCCTTCCATTTATCGAGGGCCCTTTTGTTGACCATGTTCTTATAGGCTAGCTCCTGCCCCTCCGCCCTAGCTGTCACTATCGTAAGGCCGAACTGGTCCTCTACTTCCTTCCTAGCTTCCCTTACCCACGCCCCCCATTTGTCGTCGGCCTGCGCCTTGTTGAAATTGATGTTGTCCAAGTACCCCTCGGTGACTTTAGTTACCACCTTGGGCTTCTCTGTTTCGTAGAGGCCCTGCCCCATCAGATCTCCGCCAGATCCACCGCCCGCTTTCCGCAAATCAATCTCGTCCCCCGAGAATTTAACGGGGCCTGCATGCACCCGCTGGTGCGGCTTGGTCCGGGCCTGCTCTAGAAGCGGAACCAGGATCTCTTCATCCCCTTCCGCGAGCTTGAGAAGCTGCCGGATCGGGGGCGATTCCTCGGCTAGTTCTTTGACCACTTTCTTGAAGTTCCCAACGTCGATTGCCTTCGTCAGCCGCTTTACCAGCACAGGCGGCAGGAAGGCCATGATCTTGGCGAGTGGGACGAGCTCTGCTGCCACTTCAATTTGCAGGTCTACGTTGGTCGAGGGCACCCAGTCGAAGAGGTCTACGCCGGACTGCGCGAGCCACATTTTCGTGGCGTTGTCCGCATCCACATCATCCTGCATTTCCTGGTTCATCTCAGCCGCTTTGTCCTTCGCGGTCTGGATCTTCTTGAGAATGGGCGTGACGCCATACCGGTCGAGGGCGTGGGTGCCTAGCTCGGCCTCCGTTTCCTGCACCCGCTTGACTCCCTGAGCTCCCGCCCTTAGAAACGCAATGAGCGCTTCCTGGGTCTTCTCGTAGCTTGGGCCGATTTCTAGCGGCTGGCCCTGGAGAGCGATGAGGTCCTCGATGGTTTTGATTGCCATTATGGGTAGCAGCTTGGGTACTTCGTCTGGTAGTAGGACTGCATCAATGCTTGATCCCCTGCCCCTGCTACCACAAAAAACTCAACAAAGTTCTGGGGGCTAGACACTATAGAGGTATAGTAGGTCAGACGTTTAAGGGACCAAGTGCCGGTGCAGGCTTGGGGGGTGGCGGAAGTCTTGTCTACCCCATTCACCGTTACTGTCATCGTGTTCGATGCATCCTTGTGGATGTTGAAAACGCTGAAAGTTCCAGATGGGGATGAGCCACTGGGGGCGATGGTTTTCAAGCTCGTAGCGCCAAGCTCTACACGTATATCCCCTCCGGTATTGAACAGCCACCGGGAGGTGGGGGAGGGGTCGCCTAGGCAGTAGCTTTGCTCACTGAGTTTGGGCTTAAAGACTATCCAGCAATCGAAAGCCCCCGCAATCGCAATAGGGCTTGCCTCCCTAGCCAGGTAGTCGTTAACTTCGTCGATGAAGATTGAACTGTACCCATCTAGGGAGTTTGTGGCTACTGAGGGGTAGGTTGTAGTGTCCGCCAGATTCGCAGTGAAATTGAGGCCATTCCCGGAGGCGTCCGCCCACGTTCCTAAGATCCCCTCGGAGGCGCCGGCATCAATTCCGTCAGGGTTCAACCAGACGATTGGGCCCAGTGCGGCAGGAGTCCATGCAGACGGGCCTGAGCCCGCCGCTCCCCACGGGAAATGCTCAACCCCAATGCCAAGACCAAGTCCGCTCATTACTGGCTCTGCCCTTCGACGACCCAGATGATCGTGGTAGCTTCTGCCCCGGTGACTTCCACGTCCTTGAGATCCCAAGGGTAGTGGACTCCGGCGAGCAGGTACACCGTGGCGGTGGCTGCGTCAGCCCGGAGTGCGATGGACATGGTGCCGGACCCGTTGACTACGAAGCCGTCGTTGGGGTCGATGCTGGTGGTGTCTGCGCTGTAGGCTGTGAGCTTCTTACCGATCTTCGCCATTTTGTACCTCTTCGAGAAGTTGAACTAGCAACGGGGCTAGGGCGTTACAGATGAGTTCTTCGAACTTGATGATGTCAACGATGCCAGAAACCCTAAGCCATGCGTGCAGGACCTCATGGGCGATAGTGAGATCGGCCACATCTTCTGGAAGGTCAGGGGAGATCCCAATGAAGAAACCTTTTGAGGTCTCGTGAAACTCACCGAGAGCATCGTCGCCGAAATCTTCGGGTTGAACAGGTATGTGGGCACTATAGACGGGAATCCTCTCGGGCCATCGCAATGCGGTCTGCTGCCTCCTCGAAACCGTCGTACTGCCACTCCTGGAAGACTTGCATGTCCTCCTCGTAGTAGCCGGCGCCGATCTCGTAGGTCGCGTCCATCTCACCTTTGCCAGCGTAGGGGTGTTGGTGATCGAACTGGATGTATGGTAGGTACCGCAGGCGTCCGGTCGCCCCAGCCAGTTGGTACCAAGCGGTGTCGAGGAACGAGTGCTTCAGTCCTGGGACCGCCCAATATCCAACCGCTCGCATCAGGTTTCCGCCGATGCAGTGATGGGTGCAAAGATCAGGTCCGTGTAATAGATCGTCGGGATAGGCCACGTAATCCAGCCCAGCTGCCACTTCCAATTGTACCTGCCAGTCGCTTGGCGAAGGTATGACATCGTCCGCCATAAGGCCGTAGCTCAGGGCATTGGGATAGGATTCTAGACACCAGTTGAGAGTGTCGCACAGATTGCGCCTTGGTCCTATATGGATCGTCCACCCCTTCGTAAAGGGGATACTTCGGTAGTCCTCTAGCTTCTCGTCGTCTTCGTGGAGATAGACGTGCAGCTCGGAATCCGGGAACTTTTCGGACAACTTTTTTAGCTTCTCGGGCCTTCCTAAGCTGGGGAGAATCCACATTAGATAAGCTCTTCCCGCCAAGTGATTGGTGTTGCTGCCGTTGATATTTCAACAGGGAGATGGTATCGGAAGGGTTTCGTACCCCTCTCCCTAATGTGAAGGACAAGGGATTCGAGAGTGTCGACCAGTAGATGACGCGTTTTGTACCCATAGGTCCTCCGAGCTCGATTGGCTGAGCAAACCGCGTGCTTGACTTCTTGCGGCCGATCTTCGACGTAGTCTATCATCTTCGGCGCCTCCGGGATGAGATCCCACAGGTGCTTGACTAGCTGGTTGATCGTGACTTCCTCCTCGTCAGGACCGATGTTCACAGTGAAGTTCTGTGGACCGTCGATCATCTTGACGAACACCGGTACGATGTCACGGATGTCTGAGAAGCAGCGCGTCTGCTCTCCGTCGCCATAGACGATGGGCTGCTGTCCTTGCAGCATCCGGTTCGCCATGATGGACGCGACGTTGCGGAAAGGGTCGTCGTACTTCTGTCGTGGTCCTACAATGTTGTGCGGCACGGCGATGATGTACTCTACGCCGTGCACTTGGGACAACAGCTGGAGGACCTTCTCTGCCGCGACCTTGGCTATCCCGTAAGGGTCCTGGGGGCGCGGGGTGTCAAACTCGCTGAAGGGGGTTGGCCCTTTTCCGTACCGTGCCATCGAGGAGCAGAAGATGATCCGCCTGACCCCCGCGGCGATTGCTGCGGAGAAGACCGCTACGCTGGCGCCGAAGATTGACTCGGTGATGGTGTATGGCGAGAAGACGCTCAGGCCTTCGTGGGCCAGTGCCGCGCAATGAAATACAGTATCCACACCGGCAAGGTCATCGGCTGTGATCTCCTGGCAGTCCTGGGTGTAGTACGGAATCCCGTTCGGGACGTTCTCAGGATCGCCACCGCTCATGTTGTCGAAGCCAATGACTTCGTACTCTGGCAGAAGGGCCTCCGCGATGTGAGACCCGAGGAATCCGGCTATACCGGTGATGGCGATTCGTCGCTTCATCCCGTGATGTAGTAACCCTGGACGAGAACGTGGTGGTCGACCAGTGCGGTCAAGGTGTCTCCAGTAACCAAGGCGAGATACTGGCCCTTGTCGCCATCGAGGTATACTGGCTGGCCGCTCTTGGCGAACGTCCACCGGGAGACGAGCATGTCGTCGCCCTGGCCGTAGGATATGTAATCGGTGTCGTAGCAGTAAGAAGTCCAGTCAGCGTTCGACTGGATCGGGTGGTTCGCATCGGTGAGGGCGTAGAGCAGCTGGTCGGGCACCATGTCCACAGTGCCGTAAACGCCGATGGTAATGCCTGCCGTAAGAGCTGCTGCCATCCCGCCGTACCGCTCGGCGTAGAAGCCGCTTCCAGCCGCGGTGTCTTGAATGAAGGGGATGCACCGGTTGAGCTGGACCTTCTCACCAGCTGCTGGGGTGAAGGACCAGGTGTGTGCGTCACCATCTGCTGGGAGGATCTGAGTGAAAGTCCCATTCCGCATCAAGCGGGAGATGAGCTTACTCTGAGGAACTGAATTCGGTTGCATCATCTTCCTCTTCGTTAATGTCTTCGTACTGGATTGAAACCACTCCGCCTGAGCTCAGGTCCGTGTCGTTGTCGAAGGGTAGCACAAGCTGCGGCGATGACGTATCCGGGCGCCTCACTTCGATCTTGCACACATTGGGGCGGTCTGCGATTATAGATTCCACAACCGCAATCATCTGCGAGGAACTGACAGATCCGTCCGGGTCCCACAATATCTCTGCCGAGTAGCCATCCAGCATTGACACAGCAAGCTCCGCATCCTGTGCAATTCCACTCTCCTTCTGAGTCGAGAAAATCTTCGATAAATCTATCCCAGTCTGTGCTTCCACATACTGGTCGATTACCTTCAACGGGATTCGGAGGAGCTTCTTCGGCTTGAGCTTCCCCATTCATTACTGCCCCATCAGGGCCCGGAGGAGAGCCACGTTGTCAGGGCTGTTGGCGGACGCTCCGCTCGGGGTGTTGAGAGCCTGAAGGTCTCCAGCCACGCTGTTGTCCGGGGCAGTGAACCCTGGGTCTGGGTTGGGCTGCTGGGGCTGGTTGAATCCGGCGTCTCCCGTCATCTGGGAGAGCAGCTCCAAAAGCTGGATCATGGGCGGCATTCCACCGTCACCCGGAAGGGGAGGTTTGACTCCCTGGGACTGGGCCGCTCTTAGAGCGTCTCCGGTGAGCTGGGCTTGGGGGGACTGGCCTAGGGGATTTGCTCCCTCGGCCCCCATGAGTTCTTGTAGGATGAGAGCTAGCGGGTTCGGCATGGATGCTCCTCAGTGATTGGGCACAGGGGCCTGATGCATTCGTAGTTGTCCGAGTTCACCACGTAGTCCCAGATGTCATCTGGCTGGGCTCGGTAGGCTGGAACGCCGAAGGAGAAGCCATAGTCGGCATAGCTTTTCGCAGCTGCGTAGGAACAGATGGGACGGTTGGGCAAGAAGGCCAAACGCCGGAAGAAGTACGCGCCGTTGAGGAACTTGTCCAGGGCGTGTAAGACGATCTTGGCCCAGCCGTACTTGGTATCCTTGAGACGGGCAGCGCGTTTGGCAATACAGAGGCGGGTCGCCGGGCGAATGTTCTTGGCGCGAAAGATTGCCACCTGGTGGCCGGTGTTCACATACGCATTCCAGAGGTTGTGGACCAGGTATCTCCACCTGGCCTCTGCGATCTCTGCCTTCCGGATACCCCCACCGTTGGAAATCACACCGACGTGATTCACAACGGTCTTGGCTTCCCCAAATCTCCTGGAAGCCCACCGTATAGCAGCAGAAATAAAGCCCGGTCCTCGTGTAAACACTAGGTCTCCGGGCTGAAGCTGTTCGAAGTACGAATCTTTCCCCATTGTTCTGTGTATAGTACCATACTTTCTGGGATCTGTCAACCCCTAAACCACTATATGTTGTGGTATGTGGTACAAAAGGTATACAGTTACGTGCAAGTGTAGACGTTTTGTACCAGAATGTACAACCGTACTGGGTAAATGCGTAACACTGGGTAGAAACTACTCACTCTTACCCCCCTATTACTCATTCCCGGCTATCCACTGATTCCCTAGGGCCCCTATAGGGCCCCTATAGGGACCGGTAGGGCTTCTATATAAGCGGTATGATAGTAATAGGGTTCCTTATTACCGTTACTATAGGGTACTTATAGTCTATATACTATACTTAATGTCTCT